AGCAACGCAGCGCGAATGCCATGGCGAGCACCCGGTCGTCTTTCTTGGTGCCCGGTGCTTTGATGGTATTGTCCTCGCGAGTGATGGTCGCCATTTCCTCAACGAGATCGAGCGAACGAATGTGCAGCTGGCCGTTTGACGTGAAATCACGCAGCGTCTCCAGATCGGCAATTTTCGATTGCGTGGACGTCTTGATGTGCCAATTCTGCCCGGCGCCGAGGGCGTCATTCCGCGTGTGAATGTAGGCCTGCACATTGCGAAAGACGTTCTTGAGCCCATCTTCTTCGGCGAGCGGCGGATAGCCCAGCTCGATCTGCTGTTTCAGCGACCGCAGTTCGTTCCAGACCGCGCCGCCCGGACCGTTCAGCTCGAGGATGTACCGCACCTCGTTGCGTGGATGATAGCCGTACCAGCCGAGCAACGAGGCGAGCACCCAGGCCAGCTGGCGTGTGTTGATCATGCTGAAAGCATATTCGGCCACCTGATCACAACCGTCGGCGTAGCAGCGCAGCACCTGGATGGCCGAGCGATCATTGACCGGGTTCTCGCCGAACGCGGGGTCACAGCCGATCGCGTAGACCGCGTCCTCCTGCGGATCTTCCCAAACCTTCAACTCGATCGACCGGGTGTTCTCGGCACGCAGCACGCGCATGTCGACGAACTCCTGGCCCGCCAGCATCATGTAGCTGTGGTATTTCTTGCTGACGTGCTTGTTGGTCTGATCAGTGAGCTTCTCCGACGAAAAGAAGATCGCGCCGGACTGCTGGAAGGCTTCTTCCTCCGTCCACGGCTGTTCTTGGATACGGTCAGTCGAGGCCTCGTATTCGACGTTCGTATCGTCGTTGTCGGCGCGAGCGGTCGGATCATAGGCGCGGCGCACCCACGCCAGCTGTTCCGGCGTGATCGTAACGCCGTACTTCTGCTTGACAGCGATGATCTTCTTTTTCTCGATGTCGGTTGGGTACTGTTCGCCATAGGTTGCGAAATCGCGATGCGTGCGTTCGATCCGCTGCGAATCCTTCGACCACCAGCCCAGGAAGATGCAGCGCTTGTGGGTCGGATCATTCCGCGCCTCACGCCACATGTCGTTCCACATGTTGAAGCCGCGGGCGGTCGACTCGTAGATATACAAACGATCAGGATTGATGTCGGAGAGCGAGTTGCGGAAAGCCTCTAGGCCCGAACTGTCGGCCCAGGAGCAGAGCTCCGAGCAGTGCGCCAGCGCAAGGCCGACCGACCGGCCGAGGCCGCCTGATGTCTTGCTGACGCGGACGCCGGCCGACATGAACAGGATTTCGGAATCATTGTGAAGGATCAGGCCCTGTCGGTTGTTCTTCTTGACCTTCGGGAATTTGAGGGAGGCCGGCAGTTCCTTGATCGCGACTTCGAGCTCGTTGCGAGCGGCGATCTTGTTGAAGTCGGTATCGAAGACGATCGCGCCTTTCAGGCCCGGATTGATGCCGATCAGGAACGCGGACAGGAAACGGATGATGGTCGAGATGCCGAGCTGGCGGGACTTGAGGACATATATCTCGTGGATGTCGGCTTCGAGCGCGTCGAATATCTCGGTGATCAGCCGCTTCTGACCCTCATAGAGATGCTCGCCAAGGCAGATACGACCCCGATCCTTCGAGTAAACGAAGGCGCGATTCAAATAGTCGTAGAACGCCTTCTCGACCTTGACGCGCTTTGCATGGGACCAGCCTGCCATACACTTGAGTGTAGGCTATAGTGTTCCGACTTTCTAGGGCCCAAACGCGCTCAGCCGGGCCTGCCGGTCCTGGAGGGCCTTGAACTCGCCGTCGACCATCGCTTTGATGGAGGACCAGAACAGCCCGGCGTTCTGGTCGGACAGGACCAGGGTCTCCACGATATTGCCGCTCAGCGGAGGCGGCACGAGCAGGAAGGCACCCCCGAACTTGCCGTCCTTGTTCAGACGGATCTGGGCGGCCATCGACTCGAAACGCTTGGCAATCTCTTCGACGTCGATTGGGGCGGTGTCGACCATCAGATGTAATAGTGCCGGTAGTACGGAATGATTTCCGTGTGCATCATAGAGCCCGCCGAAGGCGACGTCGACAGTTGCTCAGCGAGTTCTTCAGGCACACCTTCGTAAACCGACCGGCGCCCGCCCTTGGCCCACGTCACGATCAGCTTCGCGCCCTCTTCCTCGTAGGCGACGTTAGCAATCATCGACGAGATCACGTCCTTGTTCCAGTCAGGCATCTCAATCTCCTAAACGGGTGGATGGCTGGTCCCTCGGGGCTACCATCTCGCCGTGCACTTCGACCAACGGAGCGTTACCGCTTCCTGCACCCGCATTTCTAAGTATGCTCCAAAACCTTCTTACCCTTCAATGACTGCATGGCCACGCGTTCGCGCAGTGCGATCACGATGTCGCGGAAGGTCTGCGTCCAGGTCTCCTCGGTCTGGTTGAAGTACCGCGTATTGGGCGTCCAAATCGCCTTTGAACCGTCGATGCCGACGCGAAAATCTTTTCCGAGGCGACTGTAAGGTATCCAGCATTCCTTGCCGGCAAGCGCGGCGATATGTCCGACAGCGCTTTCGCAAGTGACGACGAGATCGAGATGCTGCATGAGGGCGATGGTGTCGGAGACGTCCGAGATGTAACCGGCGAGATCTCGGATGACGGCGGCGGCTCCGGTATCGAACAAATCCTGTCGCTTCTCGTCCCGTTGCAAAGAATACAGTTGCACCCCGGGAATACGGGCGAGTTCCATAAAGAACGTAAGATCGATCGACCGGTGATGGTTGATGTCATTGAGCTTGCTCCCGGACCATGCGATGCCAATGTGGAATTTCCGATCCGGCACCAGCCAGTCCTTCCGCGTCGGCGGGACGTCAGCAACAATGTGCGGCTGGTTGATGATCTCGTCGTCGGTCAGCCCCATCGCATTCGGCAGGCTGACAAACGTCGTCCAGTGATCATAGGCCGGGAACGGCTGGCCCAGCGGCATGATGTTGATGTTCTTCAGGTGGCTGAAAGCGTAGTCGAATAGCCGCATCAGTTCGGGCTGCACGCACAGATGCACGAACTTGGACATCTTGGCGGCACGTTCGACGAACCGGGCAAATGACAGCGTGTCGCCGAGGCCCTGGTCGGCCGCGATGAAGATCGTCTTGTACCTCTCACCGCGCCAGCGGGTAAACGGAAATGAGAGGTACTGATGCAGCTTGTAACGGAAACGCTCCTCAAAATATTTCAGGCCCTCGGCGAACTGGCGGTCATGCATGAGAGCGAAGGCCAATGCGATCTGAATCGTGGGGTCGTTGGGCTGGAGTTCGTTGGCCTTGCGGGCGCAACAGACGGATTCAATCGTATTGTTGAGCGTGTAGTTGATAATCGAGAGGTTGACCCAGTTCAACGCCAGTTCAGGATCGAGCTTAGCACTTTCCCTCGCCCACTTCAGCGCCTCGTCGGTTTCTCCGATCACATGCAGCTGGTAAGCCAGGTTGCACAGGATCTTCGCGCGGTTCGACGCGTTGTTCTCACACTCGAGTGCTCGCCGATAGCAGGCCACGGCGGCATGCGGGAACTTGAGGTCGGTCGCGTTGTTGCCGACCTGATAAGCCGCCTGCCCCCAGGTCGGATCAGCGAACGCAGCGGCGACGAAATTCTGGTAGGCTTGCGTCAGCGCGGCCGAACTGTTGGTCTTATGGGCGTGGTCCGCGGCCTGCTCGCCGGTCCTGTAGAACTGTTCGGCGGCGGCGCGATCACCCATTGTCTTCGATCCTCAAAGGCGTGGCTAAACAGTAGACTTGCGAGAACGCGGTCGTGCGCGTGGCATCGTTGGTCCGGATGTTCTCGTGAATCCATTCCTTTGTATCATTCCGCCAGCGCACCGGCGTGCCGAGCTTGCACTGCGGGCAAGCATTGGCGTAGCGCCCGAGGGGCGGTTCATTGTCGTTCATCAGACTGCTCATGAAAGGTTTGCGGTTGCTCGACCTCCGGCGAGCCACTGCCAGATTCTTGCAAAGGGTCCGCGTTGCTCACGATCTGGAGAGCGTCTTCAAGCTGATCCATCTCGCGATGCCGACTGTCGAGTTTGGCGTGATGCGGCGCGAACGCAGCCTTCTTACGTTCCTCAAACTGTTGTTCTCGTGCAATGAGGCGGTCAGCCTCGACCATCAAACCTTCCTCGGACCGGGCGACGACGCCACTCGCCTGCTTCATCTTCTCCGTGATCCGATCCATCCGCATCGCTCTTTCAAGTTGAATAAAATTCCGCGCTGCCCACACTGCGAAAGTCATCCGTCTGATCTCGCATTGCAGGCATCGGCATCTCACTGTGCCGTCAATCTCTCCGCGATCCGCTGCACCTGATAGGCCGCGAACGGCTTGCCGCTGCGGTTGAGCAGGCCCTGGCCATTCAGCTTGCGCATCATGGCTGCATTGGAGAACCTGGGGCCAATCTCGGCGCGCACGATCTCTATGATCTCCTGCTCCTGCGGGTTGATCTCCAGCTTGGCCTCGCGACCCTCACCGACGATGCGGTAGCCGTAGGGCGCCTCGCCGCCAGTGTGGCCGCCGTTGCGAGCCTTGGCCTCCTTCCCGTTGATCAGCCGCTCGCGGATGCGACCACGCTCGAACTCGGCGAAGGCCGCGAGCATCGTGAAAAACATGCGGGAGGGCCCATCGCCAGTCACGGGCTGCACGCCCATGTCGAACAGCACGAGGTTGATCTTCCCGGCCATGCAATGGTCGGCGATCTCCAGCGCGTCGCGGGCCGATCGAAAGATGCGATCCATCTTGGATGCAATGATGGTGTCGCCTGCCTGAACCTCGGCGATCAGCTTGGCACCCTCGGGCCGCTCGCGCAGCGGGATCTTGGCGGAGACGTCAGCATCGGTGTAGATCTGGACGCCGAAGCGGTCGACGCCTTGAGTCATGGCGTAGCCGCGGATCACGTTCTCCTGATCCTGCAAGGTGCTCCCCTTGACCTGGTCGTCGGTGCTGCAGCGGATGTATCCGAGAATCATTTTGCTCTCCCCATCTTGACACTCAACACTATTCTATAGTGTTGCGGGAGTCAACGTCTTGGCGACCTGATCGGCAATCCACGGATAGGTGCGCTTCAGGCCTTCCCGGAGGCTCATGGAGGGCTTCCAGCCGAGTTTCTGCTCGATGAGGGTGTTGTCGCTGTTCCGGCCGCGCACTCCCAGCGGGCCCGGAATGTGCTTCAAGCCGACATGTTTTCCCGCAATCCGCATGATCATGCCCGCGAGCTGGTCGATCGTCACCATCTCGGAAGATCCGATGTTCACGGGACCGGCGAAGTCGGATTGCATCAAGCGCCAGACACCATCGACCGCCTCGCTGACGTGCAGGAAGGACCTGGTCTGCTGGCCGTCGCCGAAAATCTCGATCTCGTCGCCGTTGTTGGCCTCGGCTATTTTGCGGCAGAGCGCGGCGGGGGCTTTCTCTCGCCCCCCTCGCCAGGTGCCGTACTCGCCGAAGATGTTGTGGAAGCGTGCAACCTTGATTTCCACGCCGTGGTTGCGGGCGTAGGAATCGTAAAGCGACTCGCTGAACAGCTTCTCCATCCCGTAGGGACTGTCGGGGTTTCCGGCGTCGGACTCGCGACAGGCGCAGTCCAGTTCAACTTCGTGGACTGAACCGAGTGGGAATCCCATGGCCAGAGCCGTCGGTGCTTTGCTGGGGTACACGCACGCTGACGACGCGAAGAACATTTTCTTGACACCGTACATCCGACAGGCTTCGAGTACGTTGAGGTTGATCAGGGCGGAGTGATGCATGATCTCGGCATCGTGCTCGCCTGAGAAAACATATTCCGATCCGCCCATCTCCGCGGCGAATTGATAGCACTCGTCGAAATCCTGCCAGCGGAACGTGCTGTAGTAGTCGACGCCGTTGCGGAGATCGAACACCATGTACTCGTCGGCCGGTGCGAATCCGAACTCCGGCATCTTGCGGTCGAACGCGACGACGTAGTGGCCCTCGTCCTTCAGCTTCTGGCACATGTGGGTACCAATGAAGCCGGCGCCGCCGCAAACTGCGATTTTCTTCATGCTCACACCGGTGGGAGGACTGAGTAGTCGAATTTGTGACTGGAGATCGGCTGCGGCTCCTGGCACATGATGCCGTAGAAAATCGCGCCCTCGTTGCAGATCATCTCGACGCCGCGGTAGGACACTCCGCCGGGCACGGTCAGTTGAGTAATCCCGTGCTCGGCCGGCGGCACCTCGGGCTCGATCTCGTAGCCGGACTCGCAATCGCGGAGGACGATTTTCACCGCGCGCTTGTCGCCGCTCACGAGGAACACGCAGGGGCCATAGATCATCTGGATGAGCGCGGCGTGGCTATCGTTTGCCCGCCAAGAGAAGGGCCCCAGCCCCTGCGTCCACTTAAGGCGCCAGTCGCCCTTCCAGCGCGGCAGATCAAGTTGGTGTGGGAAAATGAGCGACGCGCCACCGTTGCCTGATGCTCGATGGACGCGAGTGATCGTCTGCGGCTGCCAGAGACCGCGGCGGATTTTCTCAGTGTTCATTCGATAGAGTTGGAACGCCAAGTCGTTCCGGAAGTGGTCGACCTCGCGATCGACAAGCGCTAGGCCCTG